ATCATAAAACGTACCAAGGCTTTTACATGCCCTACATGTTCTGGCACAGGTAAGACGTACAAGATAAAGAAGGACGGCAATAAGTTTGCTAAGCCTAATAAATGTAAGGACTGTGATGCTCGTGGCTATGGCCTCAAAGAGCTTAATCATATAGCAGGTCTAGGCTTTGGTGCGCCTAGCAAGAAGTGGGTTAGCGCCAATGGATTTAGCACAGGAAAGGATAACTTAGATGTACTTGTGGGGACTGCTAAAACGAACAACATGGACGCTGCTGTTCAGTTTCTTACTGACCTTAAGCGTCTTTCTGCTGTCAGTAGCTACCTGTCTAGTTTTGTGGAAGGTATTGACACCTTCACCAAGTCAGACGGATTCCTGCATGTGGGACTCACTCAGCATATCACCAGTACAGGTAGATTTTCTGGACGAAACCCCAACATGCAAAACATGCCAAGGGGCGGCACGTTTCCCGTAAAGCGTGTCTTCGTGTCTCGCTGGGATAACGGCTACATCTGTGAGGCTGACTTTGCACAGCTTGAGTTCCGCACCGCTGCGTACCTAGCCCAAGATGAAGTTGCTATGGAAGAAATTGCTACAGGGTTTGACGTACACAGCTATACTGCACAAGTTATTACAGATGCAGGACAGCCTACGTCACGTCAGGAAGCCAAGGCTCATACTTTTGCACCTCTGTTTGGGGCTACAGGGTATGGCAGATCTAAGGCTGAGGAAGCATACTATATCCACTTCAATGAGAAGTATGAGGGTGTAGCAGCTTGGCATAAGAGCTTAGCTGATGAAGCTATACGGTTCAACAAGATTACCAGTAAGTCTGGGCGGCAATACGCATTCCCTGATGTTAAGCGCAATGCTCGTGGCGGGGTATCACACTTCACTATGATTAAGAACTATCCAGTGCAGGGTTTTGCTACTGGTGACGTTGTTCCTGTTGTGCTTATTGAACTGGAGGAGAGGTTGAAGGGTCTAAACTCTTGCCTAGTGAACACTGTTCATGACTCAACTGTTATAGACATTCACCCAGAGGAGAAGGAGACTGTGCTACAGATTATTGAAGACATGAATGAGGGCTTGACAGACTTAATAGAACAAGCCTATAACGTAAAGATGAATGTTCCGTTACTACTAGAATCAAAAATCGGGCCGAATTGGCTTGACGTACAGGATGTGTGACGGTATAACTAAGACTCTTTTTTACTGTAATAAAGGATATACAGATGAGTACAGAACTAGCAACAACAGGATCGTCAAACCCATTGGCAGAACTTATGGGTGATCCAAAACCACAGACACAATCACGATCCTCTCTGGCTCGTGTTAATGTGTTAAGTAGTGCTATCAAGGGTGAGATTGAACTTGGTGGTAAGAAGATCAAGACAGACGTTGTGCCTGTTGGCTACTATAAGATCACACTAGGTGAGGATGTGTTCTATGCAGAGAGTGTAGAAGTGCGCCTATTAACAGACCGCTTTCAGTTTCAACGGTGGAATGCTTCCACTAATGAAATGGAGAAAACTGTTATGAGTAGGTCTACTAATACAGACTTACAGGACAGTGTAGGTGGCTACAATCTTGGACGCCCCTCAGGTTACATTGAGGATTGGAATGCTCTTCCAGAGGCTACTAAGGATATTATCCGAAACGCCAAACGAGTTAAGGTCTTCATGGGTACTCTCACAGTTAATACACCCCTTGACGATACGGGTACACCCATCTCTGGTGAGTACGTAGATATTCCATTCGTAATGGATGTTAAGAACAATGACAGTCTTAAGAGCATAGCAGCTACACAGAAGGCTATTGATCGTAAGAATGGTCTTCCTTATATGTCTAAGATCATACTTACTGGTGCAGAAGGGTCTATCCCTACAGGGGCTACCTTTGGGTATATACTTTCTTCTGTAGGAGATAATGTCACACCATCAGATGAGGATACTTCCTACATGCAACAGGTAGCATCTGACTTCTTGGATTATATTCACTACTCTAATGGTAAGATCCTAGATCTACACAATGAGCGTTCTACTACGAGTATGAGTGCAGAAGATGCGGATCTAGTAGGTTCTATTATTAACGTAGAGGAGGCAGCATACTAATGAATCACCCTGCAGAAATAGCTGTTTTCTCTTTCTTGCAGAAGGCTATGGCTGGTGAGACTACTATGACAGAGGGGGTGGCTAAACAAGTCGCCTCCGATGTCGAGGATGCTTTGTACAAGCAGTTCTCTGGTGGCCCACGTGATGCTTTCCGTTTACGGATGTCTAATATCGGTAGACCAAAGTGCCAGCTATGGTTTGACAAGAATGATCCAGAAGACAAGACACCCTTTCCTCCACACTTCTTGATGAACATGATCCTTGGTGACATAGTTGAGGCTGTGTTCAAAGGCATACTGCGTTCAGCAGGTGTAGAGTTTAAGGATAACGAGAAGGTCACACTTAAGTTACCACACGGTCAAGAGATCAAGGGTGAGTATGACATGGAGATGGACGGGCGCATTGATGATGTTAAGTCTGCCTCTCCTTGGTCATACGACAATAAGTTCGCATCCTTTGGTTCACTAGCCTACAAGGATGGCTTTGGTTACGTATCACAGCTTGTGGGCTACGCAGAGGCCGCTGGAAAGGATGTAGGAGGTTGGTGGGTAGTCAACAAAGCAAACGGACAGTTTAAGTATGTAGACGCCTCTGAGGAGGTGGACAAGGAAGCAGTCCTAGCCGACATCCAAGCTACCGTAGACTACATAGACAATGACGAACCGTTTGAGCGTTGCTTTGAGCCAGTAGAGGAGTCGTTCTATCGTAAGAAGACAGGGAACTGGATCTTACCTGATGACTGTAAGTTCTGTAGCTTCAAGCACAAGTGTCATGACAGCTTTGATTCACGTCCTAGCATCCCTAGTAAGTCAAAGAACCCACAGATAGTGGACTACACTTATATTGCACCTGAGTACTTAGATGAACAGGAAGCATAACTCTCGCATGTATCGCAGTGGTCTTGAAGTAGAGGCTGCTGCGTACCTCAAAGACAGGCAAAAGAAAGTAGCATACGAAGAGCTAAAGATCGAATGGGAAGATCTAAAGTATCGCACTTACACACCAGACTTTGAGTTAGACAATGGTATCATCATTGAGACAAAGGGCATCTTCTCAGCTGCAGATCGTAGGAAGCACATTGAGATACAGCGACAGCATCCAAGCCTGGATATTAGATTTGTATTCAGTAATGCTAGATCACGCCTTTACAAGGGTGCTAAGAGTAGGTATTGCGATTGGTGTGACCAGAAAGGCTTTAAGTGGGCTAACCGTGTCATACCAGAAGAATGGCTAAAAGAAAAAGGCTCTCGCATGAAAGAGCAACGCCTCAAAGTTAAAAGGAGAACGTGATGGCCTACGAGATTAAAGCTGGTGATGTAGCCATTGTGCTATCACCTATCATTGAGGATGGTGAGTGGACGGGTAGCATCAAGACAGGCATGGTGTTTGGCTCCGCTGGTTCTGAGGATGGCATGAGGGCTGCACTGGATGAGGCACTTACTATGTCTGCAGCACAGCAATTCTTGGAGCTTTATCCTGATGCTTGGGAAGACTTCGTTGTCTTGCGATCTGAAATAATGCAAAGCATGTTTCCTGATCTCTTTGCAGAAGCAGAGGAGGAGCTAGAAGAAAGCAAGGCTGTTGAAGTAGAGGGTAATGTCTACAAGATAAGCCGCTGGACTAAGACAGAGGGTAGCGCATGAAGAAGTTTAGCGTTACCTTTGTTGCGAAGGTAGATGATAACAACAACATATTATCATCATACGAAGAGAACCACGAACAAGACATTTATGACTTGATAACAGATGTTATTTATGATGTAGATGACGTGGACATAGAGAACTTAAATGTTAGGGAGAGAGCATGATTACACAGGAAGACATTGATGCCTTTGCGAATATGATGGATGTTAAGCCTCAAGATTATTCGTACTGGGTAGAAGGTAAGATCGTCACAGAAGGCGAGACACGCTTAGTTGAGAACACACTAGGCTTAGTAGGTGAAGCAGGTGAGGTAGCAGAGAAGATCAAGAAGATGCTGCGTGACTCCAACAAGGTCTCAGCAGATGAGATTGTAAAGGAGTTAGGTGACGTTGTGTTCTATGCTACAGCCCTAGCTAATTACTTTAACAGTGACCTCACAGAGGTGCTACAAGTTAATATGGATAAACTAAATAGCCGTGCTAAGCGTGGCGTTATTAAAGGATCAGGTGACAACCGATGAGCAATCAACTACCAACAGACTACCAAGCATTCATTCACAAGTCACGCTATGCTAAATACTTTGACGGTGAAGGCCGTGAGTCATGGAGCAGTACAGTAGGGCGTTACATGGACAACGTAGTGCGTCGTGTGACAGGCGATAACTCTTACATTGATGACATTGAACAGGCTATTCTAGGCCAAGAGATCATGCCCTCTATGCGAGCTATGATGACAGCAGGCCCAGCGCTTGATCGTGACAACACTGCAGGCTACAACTGTAGCTACTTACCCGTAGATGACCCTAAGTCCTTCGATGAGGCTATGTACATCCTCCTCTGCGGTACTGGTGTCGGGTTCTCCGTCGAGCGCCAGTTTATCAGCAAGCTCCCAGAAGTGCCTGAGTTGTTCGAGAGTGAGTCTATCGTTGTCGTTAAGGACAGTAAGGAAGGTTGGGCTAAGGGGTTCCGTCAAGTTCTTGCGCTCCTCTGGGCTGGTGAGATACCTAAGTGGGATGTCTCTCGTGTACGCCCTGCAGGTGCAAGGCTCAAGACGTTTGGCGGTAGAGCGTCAGGCCCAGCGCCTCTCGTAGAGTTGTTTAACTTTGCTGTGTCTACCTTCAAGGCAGCACAAGGGCGTAAGCTTAGCTCTATGGAATGTCACGACCTGATGTGCTTCATTGGTCAGATCGTTGTCGTAGGTGGTGTGCGCCGCTCAGCTATGATCTCATTGTCCAACCTGAGTGATGATCGTATGCGTCACGCTAAGTCAGGACAGTGGTGGGAAAATGCTGGACATCGTGCCTTAGCTAACAACAGTGTTTCGTACACTGAGAAGCCAGACATGGAAACATTCATGCGTGAGTGGTTGTCTCTGGTTGAGTCTAAGTCTGGTGAGCGTGGTATCTTCAATCGTGAAGCATCCAAGAAGCAGGCAGCTAAGTTTGGGCGGCGTGATCCTAACCATGAGTTTGGTACAAACCCTTGTTCTGAAATAATTTTACGTCCGTATCAATTTTGCAACTTAACGGAGTGTGTAGTACGTGCAACGGATAGCATTGAGGATCTTGAGCGTAAGGTTAAGCTTGCTACTATCTTGGGTACAATCCAGTCTACCATGATTAAGTTTCCCTACCTACGTAAGGTATGGCAGAAGAACACTGCAGAGGAACGCTTGCTTGGTGTGTCTATGACAGGCATTATGGACAACCCTCTAATGACAAACTCTAACAAAGGATTGGAGAAGACACTTGAGCATTTACGTTCTATCGCTGTTGCTACTAACGCTGAGTGGGCTGAGTTGCTTGGCATCCCTGCTTCTGCTAGTATCAGCTGCGTTAAACCTTCCGGTACGGTATCACAGCTGGTTGATTCTGCTTCTGGTATTCATGCTCGTCACAGCCCCTATTATATTCGGACTGTCCGTGGCGACAATAAAGATCCTCTAACACAGTTCATGATTGACCAAGGTATTCCTAATGAGCCTTGCGTTATGAAGCCTGACTCTACAGTGGTGTTTAGCTTCCCAGTGAAGTCACCTGAGCAGGCAGTGACACGTAACGACATGACAGCAGTAGAGCAGCTTGAGTTGTGGCTGACCTATCAAAGATCATGGTGTGAGCATAAGCCAAGTGTGACTATCTCAGTTCGTGATGCTGAGTGGATGGCTGTGGGTGCGTTTGTGTATGAACACTTCGATGAGATGTCAGGTGTATCATTCCTGCCTCACTCAGATCACACCTATCAGCAAGCACCCTATCAGGACTGCACTAAGGAAGAGTATGAAGAGATGCTTGCCAAGATGCCTAGCAGCATTAACTGGGAAGATCTTAACGACTACGAGAACGAGGATAACACAGTATCCATGCAGACTATGGCCTGCTCTGGTGACAGCTGTGAGATTGTGGATCTGGTATGAATTACGTAGTGGTAGGCACAGACAAGTGTGAGTATTGTACTAAGGCAAAGCACTTGTTGCGAGAACGAGGAGTAGGCTTCACGGCCTACTCACTTAACTCACAAAGTAGCAAGTGGCTCTTGACACTAATTAAACAAGCAGGTATGAAGAGCGTACCACAAGTATGGGATAACAACGGTGACTACGTAGGTGGTTACACAGAACTAAAGGAAAAACTAGGATGATTGAGTTTGTATTATACGTCTTTTTGGCTGTAGGTGTACTAGAGGCTACAGCTGATGTAGGAGCGGAGGCTTACGATACTGTAACTACTACGGTGCAAGAGGTCTTGGCTGACGAAGAGCACTCTACAGAGCAAGAGTACTAAGAGCAAAGGCTCAGCGTTACGGCGCTGGGCTTTACTTTAACGTAGGAGGCACCATGCAGTTAGATTTGTTTAAATCTCTTAGCAACAACCCTGAGGATACAGTAGTAACAACCAAGATATGTAATACGTGTAAAGAGAGTAAGTCATTAACGGAATATGGTAAAGCCTCTGGTTCAAAAACTCATACTCTTCCTGATTGTAGAGAGTGCAATAATCATAAAAGTACAACAAGGCTTCTTCTAAAGAAAAAACACCCTTATCCTGACGAGGGTTATTGTTGTCCTATATGTAGTAAAAATGCAGATGCTCTGAGATACAAAACACAGCCAGACAGAAAGGTGTGGTGTTTGGATCACGACCATATTACTGATAATTTCAGAGGGTACGTATGCTTTAGGTGTAACATTGCAGTAGGGCAAGTTAAGAATGATCCTAACATTGCTTATAGCTTATTTGAGTACTTGAAAGGCTGATTATGAACAACATTGAACCTTTAGCCAAGCCCACACGTACACGGCGCAAGACAACCTACAAGGGTGCAGCATCTAAGCCTACCTCTGGTATTTTACCTAAGACAGAGAACCAAGGCAAGCTCATTGATGCTATCGCTAACAGCAAGCAGGTGCTAATACTTGGCCCTGCTGGTACTGGTAAGACCTACGTTACAGCTACATGTGCAGCAGACTTGTACACACTTAAAGAGATAGACAAGATTGTTATCACACGTCCTCACGTAGCTGTGGGTAAAGACATTGGGTTCCTGCCAGGTACGCTTGAAGAGAAAGCACAACCGTGGGCACTGCCTGTGTTAGACGTACTGATTAAACACTTAGGGCGTGGCGCTGTTGATACGGGTGTAAAGAATGGTAACATCGAAGTAGCTACACTAGCGCTCATGCGTGGACGTAGCTTTGACAATGCGTTCATTATTGTAGATGAAGCACAGAACATAGACATACCAGAGATCAAGATGTTGTTGACACGTGTGGGTGAAGGCAGTACTATTGTACTCAATGGTGACATCCAGCAGTCTGACTTGAAGGGTACGTCTGGTCTAGCTAAGATCATACACCTAGCTAAGAAGCATATGCTTGATGTACCAGTA